CTGTCGAGGTCTTGCTTGGTCGTCTCCGCATTCCCGGCATGACTCCGCAGATCAGGACCGGCCTTGCGCGGGCAATCGCCGAGCGCGGCGGCGCGGCCCTGCGCCAAGCCCTCGTCGAGGGCTTGCAGGAGGGAGTGCAGGGCGTCCTTCAGGATCTCATCGCCCGCGGTTACGACCCCAAGCAGCTCATCGGCGCCAATCTCTTCCAGGAGACCGCCATCGGCGGCATTATCGGCTTCATCTCTGGCGGCCTGATGGGCCGCCGCGGGCCAGGAGGACCGGGCCCCCAGGTTCCGCCCGGAACCCCGACCGAGCCAGGCGGCGTCGTCGGCGGCATCGCGAGCGGCGTCGGCGGCCGTCGCCGGCACGCGACAGCCTCTGAGCGGAGGGCGCGCCGATGAGCGCTCTGTTCGGTCTCCGCAACTCGCGAAGCGTCTACGTTGTCAGCGATGCCGCGTATTACGGGCTGGCCGACGGCGTCGTGTGCGGCATAGCCGCAAAGCAGCACATCACGCCCACCGGCGTCCTCGTTGCGGGAGGCGGGCACCCCGCGCCAGCTTTGCGCTTTGCCCACGCTGCCTCCGCTCGCCGCGGCTTTGACGAGGTCGTCGCCGTCGCCCCCGAGATGTGGAGCGAGGCCCTCTCTTCGTGTGACGGGCGCATTCCCTCCGTCCTGCTGTTTGCCGGCTGGAGCGAGGAGCGCCAGCGCGTCGAGCTGCACGCCTTCAACACGCCCGCTGGAGGAGCCACCGAACAGTTTCCGGATGGTGCCGTGTTCGCGACCGGTCCGAACACGGAGCCGCTGCCGTGCATCGGCGAGTTCGTCCAGCGCTTCGCCGACCCAGACGCCCGCGAGGCCTTCGATCCTCGAGACCACGGGCTCCCGCTCATGGAGCAGTTGCGGCGTTACCCCAAGGAGTTCGGGGATGGCACGCACTCGGCCGTCGGAGGGTTCTGTCAGCTGTCGATGGTAGGCAGCGGCGGCATCGCGACGACGAGCATTCACAGTTGGCCGGATCTCATAGGGGCACCGATCAGTCTCGACGATGCGCCGGAGTGGCGTGCGCCCTCCGGCATCGACCTCGGCCAGCTCCATAGCATGCGCTCGATGCTTGTGCGGAAATGGTGGCGCAGCGGCAGCAACGTCGTCGAGGGCGTCTTCGGCGTCGACAGGATGTTCGCCCCAGAGGCGGCGTGACTTTGTTCGTGGCGTCGGCGTGCGTAGCAAAATCTCGCAGCAGGGAGATCAGCTATGGCGAGAGCAATGACGGCCAGGCGCGCCGCGCCTGTCATCACCGAGGAGCCGCAGGGGCTCACCTTCGGCGCCATGAAGGCTGCGGCCGAGGTCTACTGGCCGGGCCTCGGCGGCAAGGTCGCCGATCAATGGCGGGAGTGGAACCGCGACCTGTTCGACGGCGCGCTGCGGCCGGTGCCGATGGTCCTCTCTCGCATGTCGAGCGTGCTTGGGCATTGGTTCCCGCTCCTCGACCGCGCCGATCAGCGCATCGGCACCGAGGGGCGCCTGGTGACCCACGGCTTCTACCAGCCGCCCGACCGGATCATGTTCGTGAAGCGCGCCGACCTGCTGCGCGGGATGATGCACCGGCTGCGCACGCAAGACGGGCTCGCACCCTTCAATGGCAATTCGACCGAGTGGTGCGAGCTGGTGATGGAGCTCCACCGCAGGGTGACCGGCGAGCGCATCTGGTGCTCCCCGGTCTACGAGAAGACGACGCCGAGGCAGGACCTCGGGAAAGGCCTCTACAGGCCTGAAGAGACGTTCACGTGCCAGGACAACGATCCCGAGACGGGCGCCGAGTCCATGCCGAGGGACAAGATCGCGGGTTGGCCCGGCACCGTGATGGACCTCGGAAAGATCGCGAGGGACTGAACGTGGCGAAGAAGGCGGCTCGCGCTTCACCGCCGGCAAGGCGCGCGGCACCGAACGTCGAGGCGCCGAGACCGAAGCGTGTCGAGGAGGGGCGCCGGCTCACGCTGAAGCAGGAAGCCTTCGTGCGCGCCTACCTCGAGACCGGCAACGCGAGCGAGGCCTACCGCAAGGCATACAACGTGGGAGGCATGTCCGCCGCGAACATCACAACTGAAGCGGCGCGGTTGCTGCAGAACCCCACGATTGCCCCCATGGTGGAAGCCGGACGAGAGCGACTCGCCGCGCACCATGGTGTCACCGCCGAGATGGTCATTCGCGAGTTGAAACGTATCGCGACCGCCGACATTCGCAAGATCGTGGAATGGACCGGCAAGGAGGTCCGCGAGGAGAGCAAGTCGGGCAAGATCACGGTGCGCGCGGCGAATGACGTGATCCTGAAGGCGAGCAGCGAAATTGACGACGACACCGCCGCGGCGATTTCGGAGATCGTGCTCACCAAGGACGGCCTGCGGGTGAAGCTGTGGCCCAAGGACGCGGCGCTCACGACACTCGCGCGCCACCTGGGCCTGATGGACGACACGCGAGAGCCCGGCAACATCACGGTCCAGATCGTGAACTTCTCGACGATGCCGCAACCGGCGCCGGAGCTGGCGCGGAAGGAGGCGCCCACGCTGGAGCGGATGCGTACCCAGCAGCGCGGCCGCGGCAATGGCTAGCCCGCGCAAGGCGAAGCGCACCAAGGCGCCGGCGGTGCTGCAGCTGCCGCATAACAATTGGCGTCCACGCTGGTATCAGGAGCCGATCTGGAACTACCTCGACGGCGACGGCAAGCGCGGCGTGGCGGTCTGCCATCGGCGCTACGGCAAGGACGAGCTGGCGCTGCACCGCGCCGCGGTCGCTGCGCACAAGAAGGTCGCGGCCTACTGGCATCTGCTGCCCGAGATCGCGCAGGCCCGGCGAGCGATCTGGAACGCCGTCAACCCGCACACCGGCAAGCGCAGGATCGACGAGGCATTCCCCGAGCATCTGCGCAAACGCACCGCCGAGAACGAGATGCTGATCGAGTTCCGAAACGGCTCGACGTGGCAGGTCCTCGGCTCCGACAACTTCGACAGCCTCGTCGGCTCGTCGCCCTATGGCATTGTGTTCTCTGAGTGGGCGCTGGCGAACCCCGCGGCGTGGGCCTACATGCGCCCGATCCTGGCCGAGAACGACGGCTGGGCCTTCTGGATCTACACCGCCCGCGGCCGCAACCATGGCTTGACCACGTGGGAGATGTCGCAGTCCGAGCCCGGGTGGTTCGGCGTGCGCCAGACGGCACTCGACACGGATGTGTTCACCCAGGACCAGCTCGACGCCGAGTTCCGCCAGTATGTCGCCGACTACGGCGAGACCGACGGGCAATCGCTGTTCGCGCAGGAGTACCTTTGCAGCTTTGATGCCGCGGTGATGGGCTCCTACTTCGGTGCCGAGATCCTGCGCATGGAGACCGACAGGCCGGCACGCATCACGCGTGTGCCGTACGATCGCAACTATCCCGTCTTCACCTCGTGGGACTTGGGGCTCGACGATGCGACCGTCGTGTGGTTCGTGCAGCTCGTCGGGCGCGAGGTCCGCTGGATCGACCACTACCGCACACGCAACCGCGCCCTCGTCGATGTTGCCCGCGACGTGCTTTCCAAGGGCTACGTGTACGCCGAACATTACGGCCCTCACGACATCGACACGCGCGAGATCACCTCGGCGAAGACGCGCAAGCAGACGCTGGAGCAGCTTGGGTTGCAGCCGATCCGTGCCGGCAACAACAAAATCGGCCCCGCCGAGCGCATCCACGCGCTGCGCAACCTGCTCGCGAGATCGGTGTTCGATGCGGTGAACTGCAAGGCCGGCCTCGAGGCCCTGCGCCATTACCACGCCGAGTGGGATCAGAAGGCGCACACGCCGCGCAAGACGCCAAAGCACGACTGGTCTAGTCACGACGCCGATGCTGCCGGCGAGATGGCCGTGCAGCTCATGGATCGCTCGGGCATCGCACGCATGCCCGCTATGGCACAGAGCGAGTACGACCCAACCCGAATTGGAGACCCAGAGTACCGCCGCCACCTCGAGCGCCGGGTATTCGCGGATGACGAGGATTGGGAGCGTCCCTGGCTGCGCTATCAGACCGCGGGCGAGTACGACCCTTACAACATCAGGTGAGGAGACAACACACAATGAGCGATCCACGCGTGAAGCGCGGCGAGCCTCAGGTCTGGGCCGGCAGGCCGCCACAGAACGGGCCTCTTGAATACTGGCAGCCGGTTCAGGTCTATCACATCACTCTGAAGTGCCCGGATTGCCGGCGCGCCGACCTGGTGACGACCGGCGAGGCGCACGAGAAGGGCACCGTCCACCAGTGCACCGGGTGCGGCGAGAAGCATGTGGTGCCCGGCGCGGCGTACCCGCGCCGCGAGGAACGCGTCGATCTGACCGCGCAACCACTCCGGGGGACCATGTTCCATGCCTAGGACGAAATTTCCGATCGATCCGACCCAGCTTGACAGGTCGGCCGCGGCAGCCTTCGAGGCGCACACCCAGGGACGCCTCGGTTACGAGGCATGGAA